TTTAGAAGAAACAAAGAAAATAGGATGTAAATTACATATTACAAATATAGACGAATCTAGAACAAGATTTGATTATGTACATCGACCCAGTAAATTAAGAAGAGCAGCAGGACAATTTAGGAATCAGTTTTATGAAATAGCAAAAGAAAATAAAATAAATTTTTATATTACAATTGATGACGACACAAGACAATATGAAATAAAACCATTTGCAATTTATAAAAGAGGTGCTGTTTTAAAAGATTTTATTCAAGTTTTTAGCGGTGTAAAGGATTTTATGATAAAGAGAAAAATTGGATGTTTTGGATTAAGTCAAACAGGAGATATGTTTCAAGTCCCTGACTATAAAATTTTAAGAAATAAGGTTATGAATACAACATTTATAAATACAAAATATATTTATAGAGGAGAGAAAGCGGTACAGGATAATGACACAAGTCAATTTGTTGGAATAATGAACGAGGGATATTTCACAGGAAGTTTAGCTACTGGATTAGCTTTAAACCCTGAAAGTTCAGCAACTCAAAAAGGAGGATTAACTGATGTTTATAATGAAAATAAATTACTTAATAAATCTTTAGTAATTCCAATTCAGTTTCCAAGTCTTGCACACGCAGAAAAACAAAAGAAAAATGGCGGACGTTTACATCATAGAATTAATTACAGATATTTATATCCAAAAATAATAAAAGGTAAAAGAAATAATATTGCTTGGGATTCTTACAGAGAAGATGTTCCATTCACAAATGAACCGAAAAGAAATGAACAAAACAGAACACAATAAAAAGGCTTTATTAGAAGCATTAGAAAAAGCATTAGGAGTAGTTACAACAGCTTGTAGACAAGCAGGAGTTGGTAGAACTACATATTATGAATATTTAAAAGATAAAGACTTTAAAAAACAAGTAGAAGAAATTCAAGATGTAGCTTTAGATTTTGCTGAAAGTCAATTACATCAGCAAATACAAGATGGAAACACCGCAGCAACTATTTTTCTATTAAAAACAAAAGGAAAGAAACGAGGATTTGTAGAACGTCAAGAAATAACAGGAGCAGAAGGATTACCGAATGACATTACAATAAAAATTATTGATAGTGGAGATAGAAACTAATGTAGTTTGTAGACACTTATTAAAATCTAAAAAAAAAATAATAGTTGAGCAGGGTGGAACAAGAAGCGGAAAAACTTATAATATTCTTGTTTGGATAATATTTTACTATTGTCCTGATAATAGAGGTAAAACTATAACAATATGTAGAAAGACATTTCCAAGCCTTAGAGCGTCTGTAATGAGAGACTTTATAGATATACTTAAAATATATAAGATGTATTCAGAGGAGTCGCATAACAAGTCTTCAAGTGAGTATCAGCTGTATGGAAATCTAATAGAGTTTATCAGTTTAGACCAACCTCAAAAAGTGAGAGGTAGAAAAAGAGATTTATTATTTATAAATGAAGCAAATGAATTAAACTGGGAAGATTGGCAACAGTTAATATTTAGAACACAAGAAAGAATAGTAATTGACTATAATCCATCAGACGAATATCATTGGATTTATGATAAAGTAATAACAAGACCTGATGCAGCTTTTTATAAAACTACTTATCTAGATAATCCTTTTTTAGAAAAAACTATAAGAGAAGAAATAGAAAGGCTTAAAGATACGGATGAACAGTATTGGCAAATTTACGGATTAGGAATTAAAGGAGTTACAAAAGCAACAATATTTAGATATATAGAAATAAATGAAATTCCAATACAAGCAAAGTTTTTAAGTTTTGGAATGGATTTTGGATATACAAACGACCCAACAACGTTAATAGGAATATGGAAAGATAATTATAATATTTATACTAAAGAATATTTATACCGAACTATGATGACAACAACAGACATACATAAGTTTTTACAGTCGTTAAATATAAACAGAGAAATGATATGGGCAGATTCAGCAGAAGTACGTTTAATTGATGAATTGCGTAGAATGGGATGGAATATAAAGCCAAGTATAAAAGGTAGAGATTCAGTAAATGCAGGAATAGATTTATTAAAAAGATACAAAATACATATTACAAATGACTCTAATAATACTATTCAAGAGTTTAGAAATTATAAATGGAAGGAAGATAAAAGTGGAAAAATGATTAACATCCCTGAAGATAGAAATAACCATTTAATTGATGCTTTACGATATGGAACTTACAGCATTCTATCTAAACCAAACTTTGGTAAGTATGCAATAAATTAAAACAAATTTGAAGTTATTAAATATTTTTAATATCTTTATAGTATAATTAAAAACAATAATATGATATTTATATATGCCACAAAAGATTTGAAAGTAATGAATAAGAATCTACTTTTAAATATGAAAAATGACTTAAAACAAGCTATAAAAGAAATAGATAAAGAGATAAAACTTCAACAATTAATAAGTGAAGCCTTAGACTTAGAAACTCCTATTTCTAAAATAAGCTCTTCTTAACACGTGTGTTTATAAAAAGCCTGTAACCTAAATTAATTAAATTACAATTTAATAAAACTATGAACTTTAACTTTTATAAAAAACTAGATGAAATAAATGCTAATCCTAATGTAGATGTATTACTTGATAATTTATCAGTAGAACATATTAATTATACTAGGAGATTAGAATTAATAGAACAAATAAGAAAAACTTTAAAACAATAAACTATGGAAATTTTAAAAGAACTATTTAATAAACAAAACAGATCAAAAACAATTAAACTAATAGTATATCCTTTATTTTGGTACACTATTATGTGGGGAACTATCTACTCAATAGCTTGGCTAGATTATAATATTTTTTACTAATGGAAAACAAAAGACATAACGGATGGACTAACTACGCAACTTGGAGGATTAATTTAGAATTATTTGAAGAATATAAGTTTTTTATAGATTATGATGCAGAATCGTTGCAAGAATATGTTAGAGATATTATTGAAGAAGATTGTAATAATAATTTGGCAATATCATATGCAAATGCTTTTATAGATGAAGTAAATTTTTATGAGATAAAAGAGCATATTGCCGAGTGGAAAAATGAAAACAAATGTCCTGAGTGTAATGCTGATGTAGATGGTGGTGGAGTTTGTTCTAAAGAATGTGAAGAAGCGCAAATGTATTAATTTTTTCGTTTGGTTTTATTTAGGTAAATTAGGGTGATCAATTAGATTGCCCTTTTTTTATAAACAGATTTTAAATAACGTTATATAATTATGAAACTACACATTAACATTCCTGATACACTTGACAATATTACATTAGAGCAGTATCAAAAGTTTGAAAAAATAAACACAAAAGAAAATCAGGGTTCGGTATTTTTGATGCAGAAAATGATTGAAATATTTTGTAATGTAGAATTAGAACTCACTAGACACATTAAGTATAAAGATTTAGTTAGTATTGTAGATCACATAAATAAAATACTTGCATCAGAGCCTGAATTAATTACAACCTTTAAATTAAATAATATACAATTTGGTTTTATTCCTAATTTAGATAATATTACTTTAGGAGAGTATATTGATCTTGATAATTATTTAGGATCGTGGGAAACTATGCACAAAGCAATGTCAGTTTTATATAGACCAGTAACATTAAAAAAAGATAATAGATATTTAATAGAAGAATATGAGGGAAGCATCTATGAAGAACAAATGTTAAAAAGTCCTTTAAGTGTTTCAATTAGTGCAATGGTTTTTTTTTGGGGTTTAAACGGAGAACTATTGAATTTTACCCTGAAATATTTGAAAAAGGAGATGGGGAACAATCTATCGCAGGAGCAGTTGAAAGCTTTGGAGCAAAATGGGGTTGGTATCAATCAGTCTTTGCACTCGCTGGAGGAAATATTGAAAGATTTAAACATATCACAAAATTAAAAGCAACAGAATGTTTTTTAGCATTATCATTTATAAAAGAAAAAACAGAGTTAGAAGCCAAGCAAATTAAAAAAGCACATAAAATATGAAAAAGTCAAAAAGCAAAAAATCTAAAGAAAGTAAGTTTTGTATTACAGAAAATTGTGAATGTAGTATAAAGCCAATGTTAGATCATTTATTTCCTTATTACAAGCCTGAATGTTTAACAGAAGATGAATTTAACATATTAAAAGATAATTTAATAGATAAAAAAGATTTATCAGAAGATAACAAAGAAGAATTATTAAAAGTATATAACAGAGTATTTAAACAAAATAGAGGATACGGAGACAAAGTGTATAATCATATTGAAAGAATATACAGAGAATTTATATGAGCCAACAGGGAACAAGAGCATTTTATTTAGTTACTGATACAATTAAAACACAACTATTAGCAGATCCAAATGTTAATACAGTAAGTTTTGGTAATATACAAGATGTAGATTTATCAAAGCAAACGATTTTTCCATTATCTCACGTAATTATAAATAGTGTATCTTTTTTAGATAAAAGACTAAATTTTAATATTAGTGTTATTAGTATGGATGTTGTAGATGTATCAAAAGAACAAACAACTAATATATTTAGAGGAAACAATAATGAACAGGATATATTAAACACACAATTAGAAGTACAAAACAGATTAATACAAGAATTAAAAAGAGGTGATTTATATACAAGTCAATATCAAGTAGTAAGTGATCCTAATACAGAACCCTTTTCAGATAGGTTTGAAAACGAAGTAGCAGGGTGGGCAGTAACGTTTGATGTAGTAACTAATAATGATATATCAAT